TAAACGATCACTTCAACATTGTTAAGTGGCAATTGTTTAGACCAATGGTAAACGGAGGCGAAGAAGAATGCTGCGAACCTATGGTAAATGGCAAGCCTTACACTACTGCATTAAATAGTGGGCATAAGATTTTGGCAGAATTAGATATAATCAATGCACTACAAAAGATTTATGATTGCCAAGTTCCTGTATTTTTAGATAACGCAGAGAGAGTTAATAGTTTTAATTTGCCTAATATGGATTGTCAATTGATAGTGTTAAGAGTTGCTGATAATGATGTGTTAGAGGTTAAGGAGGTGTAAAAATGAAAGCAATTACTGAATATACGGAAGATGAATTTATCAAGCAAGGAGAAATTAGAAATAACATTATGGGTGCAGTAAAAAATATTCCATACAATGAAAAATGGGATATGCGTGAAATAAAAAGAGGATATGCCCATTATGCTTTTAAAGTAAAGCCTAGTCAAAAAATGATAGATGCGATAGGTAGAGCGCCTACAACGGATGAAGTGATCACGATTGTAGATGATGGATTTAGTCATTTTGGTGCAAGCTGCAGCGAGCATAATGGAATTTATAGTGGTAGAGTAAACATAGATTAAACAAGGAGGTATAAAATGGGAAAGAATGAAGTAGTTAAGCAGGAGCAAAACGAATTAAGTAATTCGGAAAAATTTAGTACATATGTAATTAAGGAATATGGCAGTCAAGTAGCAAACGCAGGAGAATTAAGCCATTATAAGCAAAAGCTGATACAGGGTTATTATGTAGGCATCTCAAAAGCATTGGAAAATCAAGAGATTGCAAGAATTAGCAAAAATGCAACTAATAAGGACAAGTCGTATAATAACGACCTACCTGTAATATGGCAAAATGTCGATATGCAACAACTTGCGATTGATGTCAGAAATTTCTCGGACTTGGAATTAGATATGATGCAGCCTAATCATTTAAATGCGATACCGATTAAAGACAAAAAGAAGAATAAGTATGTTGTTAGATTTATCAAGGGATACGCAGGCATACAGTATTTATCTTTAAGATACGCAATCGAGAAACCCAAAAACGTAATTGTTGAGTTGATTTATGCCAATGATGTTTTTAAGGCAATCAAAAAAAATCGTGAGAACAATATTGAGAGTTATGATTTTGAAATCGTAAATGCATTTGATCGTGGCGAGATTATCGGTGGATTTGGATATTTAGAATATGACGATCCGAAAAAGAACAAGCTTATTATTATGACAAGAAAAGATATGGATAAACGTAAACCCAAATATGCATCTGCAGAGTTTTGGGGTGGAAAAGTTAAAGAATGGAAAAACGGCAAACAGGTCGAAGTTGATAGTGATGGATGGCTAGAAGAAATGTTGATGAAGACATTAAAGAGAGAGGTTTATTCGCCAAAAAATATTGAACTTGATCCACGCAAGATTGACGATAGTTACAATTATGTTAATCAACTAGATAGTAGTTATGCAAATCAAGATAGATTAGAAGAAATTGAAGAAAATGCTAATACCGAAGAATTTATCATTGAAGAACCTGCTCCGGACAAGGAAATAGAAAAAACTGAAACTGTTGAAAATGATGAAATTATTGAGCAAGCCGATTGTGAGGATTGGCAGAAAGAGAGTTGAGAAGATGAAGGTATATGAGTTAATTCAGGAGTTATGTAATTACGACGCGGATTGTGAAGTTGAAATCAGTTGTCAGTTGGATAAAGTTGATATTGATATCACAGACGAAGATGGAGAAGAAAAAACAGTTCAAGTTGATTTTACAAGTAATTCAGATGTTGAAGTAACAAGTGAAAAAGGTTATTATACAGGAATGAAAGAAAAAGTAATTCTATCAGCTTATTACGAATAAAAAATAACAGGTCCTAAACAGAAAGAGGGTGATTAAATGAAATTTTCTGTATTGGCAAGTGGATCAAAGGGTAACTGTTATTGTTTGCAATCCGATGATGATGTATTGGTTATTGAGTGCGGAATTCCATTTTTGGAAATAAAAAAGCACTTAAACTTCAATACGCATAACATTAGGGCGATTGTTTGCTCGCACGAACATTTCGACTGACCATTCCAAATATTTAAAAGATTACGATATGGCAGGTATTCCGATTTGTTCGTCAAGTGGAACATTGGCAGAAATGAACATAAAAAATGTCGATGGGTTAAAAAGTGGGTATTGGTATAAATATGGTGGGTTTTTAATTACTCCATTTAAGGTACAACACGATTGCGTAGAGCCTTATGGATTCCTTGTCCGACATGATGATATGGGCATATTATTGTTTGCTACTGATAGCGAGTATATAAGGTATGATTTTTCAAAGCTGAAGATAGACCATATCTGCATAGAGTGCAACTACTCGGACGAGATTATCAATAGCCGATTATCCGGACAGGACATAAACAAAGGACTAGTCGATAGAGTAAAGTCAACCCATATGGAGCTAGAAACCTGCAGGGAATTTATCAAAAAAAATAATAGTCCATTACTAAAAAATGTGGTATTATTGCATTTGTCGGATAGCAATAGCGACAGTAGATTTTTTAAATCAGAGGTCGAAAAAATTGTTGCAGATGATGTAAATGTTTTTATTGCAGATAAAGGATTAGAAGTAACTGTAGACAAGTATAATTTTTAGAGGAGAAGAAAAGATGCAAAAATTTATAGGAACAGGTAGATTGACCGCAGACCCAACAATAAGATACTCAAATGGAGATAAGCCTTGTTGTTTTGCAAAATATACAATTGCGATAAATAGACGATTTAAGCGAGAGGGAGAGCCAGATGCAGACTTTATACAATGCTCAAGTTTCGGTAAAACTGCTGAATTTGTAGAAAAATATTTTACAAAAGGTATGAAAATCGAAGTTTGTGGAGAAATTAGAACAGGCAAGTATACAAATAGAGATGGTGCAGTGGTTTTTACAACAGAAGTAGCAGTTGAAGAAGTTGGATTCGCAGAAAGCAAGGGAAATAATTCTGCTCCAGGAGAAAGACCAAATCCAAATCAAGTAGACAGTAGTGGGTTTATGCAGGTACAAGATGGGTTGGAGGACGATCTTCCATTTTGTTGATAGTTAAATAAAATCACATCCTAGTCGCAGACGTGGCTAGGATTTTTTGAAAGGAGAAATAATTTGATACTGATAGAAGATGTTGGTAATAAGCAGGGATGTCATACAATAAAAAATGAATATTGGAAGTCACAAGGAATTGAAGTAAAAAGACTTCCTCTTCCGACAGGGGATTATTGCTTGATGTCGGATAAGGTGCAAGATGTTATAAATCGCAAGTTAAAGCGTGGGTTGTCGCTCAAAAAGATGGATTTTTTAGGTAGTTATAATGTGTCGGTCGATACCAAGGAAAATCTACAAGAATTATATGGCAATATAATAAACAGCCATGATAGGTTTAGGGATGAAATAATATTGGCAATGGATAATCATATAAAATTATATATCCTAACCGAGAATACCGACGGAATTACTTGTATTGAAGATGTTGCTGAATGGTTTAATCCTAGATTGCCACTGTGGGAAAAAGATGTTCGTAAGATTTTTGTTGATTTGCAAAAACAATACTACAAGCACGATAATGCAATGACTTTTTTTGACAAGAGAGATATAGACATAAGGCACGGAATGGAAGATGAAATTCCAAAAGATTTTGATCAGTTTGTTTATAAGCAATATTTTAAGCAATTAAAATGTATCTCAATCGAGGAGATATTGTTATATTTTAAATCAAAAAAAGTGGCTGAATATTTAAAGCTGAATGATATCAAAATAAAGAAAAAACCTGCTGAATCGCAGCAATTAGTAAAATCTATGTTGAGTATGCAAGAAAAGTACGGAGTTGAGTTTTTATTTTGCACACCTGAAGAAAGTGGAAAAAAAGTTATTGAATTGCTAAGCAGATAAAAAGTTATTAAAAATGAAAAAAGAAACACAGAGTTATAGCAGTTATTTAACCCAAAAACCCAACATCGGTAGAAACTTACCCTTGTTGGGATTAACAAGCTAATTTGTGGCAAATCGACGTTTAGGAGGTGCATTGAGTGGCACTAGATGAGTTAATCGACAAAAAGAAGTATCTTATAGACACAATAGATATGAGGGACGTCCTTGTCCGATATGGTGTTAAAGTTCGAGGTGGTCGGTGCAGGTGTCCAATCATTGACCACGGAAGAGGGGATGCATCTGTAAAGGTGTTTAGAAATGGCATTAAGTGTTTTACTTGCAACAAATCATATAATATTTTTGATGTAGTTATGCGATTTGAATATTGCGACTTCTCCACTGCTTTCAAAATTCTTGGAGGAGATACAGAAATCACGGATCAGCAGAAAGCCAAAATTGAAGAAAATAAGAGATTGAGAAATCTAGAATTGCAAAAGGAAAAGGATTATTGGCTACAGTTAGGGTATCTTGCAAAGACAATTAAATTTTGCGAGAAGATGTTGAAACAAGGACAATTGGAATATTATCATCTGTGGCAGATTAGTTGTTGGAGATGGGAAGAAATGTTTAAGAGAGAAAAAGAATAGGTAGCTTGATAGTTGCCTATTTTTTTGCATTATGTTGTTGACAAAATATATTGACTAATAAGAAATAATATTATATAATGTTAAATATAGAGATTAAGAAAGGAGATTTTAAGGAATGAGAATAAGTGAAAGAATATTGAAGTACAGAGCAATAAACAATTTGTCGCAACAAGAATTTGCAAAAAGAATGAAAGTATGCAGAGAGCTTGTTAATTTATTGGAGAATGAGAAAAGAGAGCCAAGTAAGATGTTTTTGGCAAAGATGGAGTTATTGGAGAAAGGGGAATAATTATGGATGACAATACTTTTATTGAGGTAAAAATAATATCTGACGATGATAATTATGAATTTGAGTGCAAAATATTTAATTTTGTAAATGATGGTTATGAGATAAAATATATAGATTTTAAGGTTACTGCCAAAAATCCAAATGGAATATGGATTGCAGTTGTGACTAAAAAATGTATTGATGAAGATGAGGGTTAGTTGTAATAAAAATAAGTAAAGGAGTTGGAAAAGTGTATATTGAAGATTTAACAAAAATAAATGAATCAACCATATTGTCGAGAGAGTTATTTGAAGAAATATATAACATTGAGAATAATTTCGATAAAATGAAAGTGCTATTATCCGTGTCGGACAGGGCAAAAGTTCTTGGAAAAAAATTAGAGTTTGAAAAACTATGTCGTGCATACTTAAAGCAAAAAAAGGCCTCCGATTCCGAGATTATTGATTCTAGGTTAAATGAAATTTCTTCAGACGGAATGACACATTTTAATAGTGATGAATATGAAGATTATAAGTGTGGATATTGGATTGCTTACGAAAGCGGAATAAAGGAAATTACATCGTACGGAGAGAGAAAAGCCTGCAGCCATCCGATACTTCCGATTAAGATTCTTAAAAATGCAGAAACAGGGTTCTGCAAAGTGGTTATTGCTTTTAAGTTAAAAAATTGTTGGAGTGAAATAACAGTTGATAAGGAAATTATATCTAGTTCCAGCAAAATAGTATCTCTTTCAAAATATGGGATCAGGGTCACTTCTGAAAATTCAAAGGCATTGGTCGAATTTTTGTCAGACATAGAATCATTGAACGAAGATCGTATTGTAAATATGGTTTCAACATCAAAGTTGGGATGGATTAATGGCGAATTTATGCCTTATGGAACAAGTGTTGTGTTTGACAATTTACAATCATTTAAAACAGTTTCAGAAAGTATGAAAGAGCGTGGCTCAAGGTCAAAGTGGTATGATTTAGCACTGGAGATAAGAAAAGCCAAAAGAATAGAATCTCAAATCAGTATTGTTGCAAGTTTATCCTCTCCGATAATCGAGTTAGTAAACGGACTTCCGTTTATATTGGATATATTTGGAAAAACAGGTCGTGGCAAAACAGTTTCGCTTATGCTTGCTGCATCGATATGGGCGAATCCATCTGATAATGATTATATAACTGATCCTAAATCAACAGTTACTGCATTGGAGTTGAGGCTTGACTTTCTCAATAATTTACCAATGTTGATTGACGATATGGCACAATTAAAAAATAAATATGATGGAGATTTTTCAGAGTTAGTATATTTTCTTTGTTCCGGAAAGGGAAAAGATAGAGCCAATCAAAATCTTGGGATAAACAAGTCTACGATATGGAAAAATGTAATGATGGTAAATTCAGAACACTCAATGGTTACTGAAACAATGCAGGGCGGAGCAATCAACAGAATCATAGACGTTGAAACTCAAGATGGATATATTTTTGAAGATGGAAACAAGGTTGTTGGTATTTTAAAAGAGAATTATGGATTTTGCGGAAAGGAGTTTATTGAGGTATTAAAAGAGATAGGCTTTGAAGATGTCAAGAAAATGCAAAAAGATTTTACTGAAAAAATAGTTAAAAATGCTAAATTATTAGGAGTTGAAAAAGAAGAAAAGCAGATAATGCCAATGTCTATATTGCTAACCGCTGATAAAATAGCAACTGATTATTTGTTCAAGGATGGCATATATTTAGATTTGGATTATTGCGTATCATTATTAAAATCAAAAGGCCAAATATCAGAAGATGATAGAGCATATGAGTTTATAATATCCGAAGTAGCAATAAATATAAATAAGTTTAAGCCTGATGATCGCGGTGTATACAGGGGCGAGTGTTGGGGAGAGATTAAAAATGACTATGCGATTATAATGGTAAATGTTTTTAATTCAATGGCTAAACGTGGAAACTTCAGTACAACAGGCTTTTTGTCTTGGGCGAAAGAAAAGGATTTATTGCAAGTTTCAAGTGATGGTAAAAATTCTAAGCTAAAAAGAATAGACGGACCTCCAGGTAGATGTATTTTTCTAAAACTTCCATCTGAAATCATAAAAGATAGTGATGGATTTATAAAAATTGATAAAGAAATGCAAGAAAAATTACCATTTGAATAAAAGTGTAACACTATTGAATTTTGAAGAAGTACGCAAATGCGTTGTTTTTAGGAAGTGTAACACGAGTAACATCAAAAAATAGGGGTCTTATAAAATAAATAAAAAAATGCAAACATTTGATATATTTTTGTTTTTACAATAAGGAACTATAAAAATACGTGTTACGGTGTTACAAAGTCTTGAAAGCCTTGTAAATACTAGGTTTTTGCGTAACATATATGGTGTTACAACAGGTGCACAAGGTGTTACAGTAAATCAATAATAATAACTATATATTAAATATAACAACTATACTATAAACTATATAAATTATTAAATAAAAAGGAGAATACAAAATGAAGAAATCACAAGCAGAAAAAGAAAAAGAAGAAATGGACAATGAGGTAATTAATTTATTTAAGCAAGGATACAAGATAGATGATGTTGCCGAGATGTTAGATTTAAGCGACTGTACAGTTAATACAATAATTGCAGCACATAAAAAATTATATGGCGAAATCATCAGAGAGCCGATCAAAAGAAAAGAAAGATATACTACTCCAAAAGATGAAAAGATTGAAAGCCTTGAAGGTTGTAAGTTTGCTGAAGATAAAAGAAAAACTTATAAGGTCGTAGTTGATGGTAAGAGATATATTGACTTTACAGATATGGTGGCTGGATTATGACAAAAGATGAATATGTTAGAGAGTTATTTAAGCAAAGTTATAATTTGTACCTAAGATATAAAGATACTTCCTTATCCGACGATGAGGTTAAATCTTATTTGGCGGAACAGGAAAAAATAACTAAATTGCTTGGTGCAGATAAAATTACGATGGATATGTTGGGAGTTGTTGATGTGTTGGTGGAGGGGAAAAATGAAGATAGGGTTAATTGATTGTGATAAAACAAAGTTTCCAAATATCGCGCTGATGAAGATATCCGCTTATCATAAATCTAAAAATGATACAGTGGAATGGTATGAGCCATTATTTAGCGGACATTGTGACATTGTTTATGTCTCTAAAGTGTTTAGTTTTTCAGGTGATCCAAATTTTTATATTGATGCAGATAAAATAATTAAAGGTGGTACTGGTTATTGTATATCATTAGTAGACGGGAAAGAAATATTTGATAAATCAAAAAATATAAATTTACCTGAAGAAATCGAAAATATGTTTCCCGATTATTCAATTTATAATATTACTGATACTGCATATGGTTTTATGAGCAGGGGTTGTCCAAGAGGTTGTTCATTTTGTCATGTAAAAGATAAAGAGGGTTTATGCAGTTATAAAGTTGCTGATTTATCAAATTTTTGGAATGGTCAAAAATTTATCGAATTAATGGATCCCAATACGCTAGCCTGTAAAGACTGGAAAAATATTTTACAACAATTAATTAACTCAAAAGCATATGTTAATTTTAATCAGGGAGTGGATATTAGATTATTGACAGATGAAAAATTAGGGTATTTAAGAATGGTAAAAATAAAGCATATACATTTTGCTTGGGATAATTACAATGATAAAGAAATGATTGTGCCTAGATTTTTAAAATTAAAAGAAGTAACTGGGTGGAATAGAGGAAAAGTTAGTGTATATGTTTTATGTAATTTTGACACAACGATAGAACAAGACTTAGATCGTATTTATTTTTTAAGATCATTAAGCTTCCAGCCTTATGTAATGTTGTATGATAAAGAAAGTATACCAAGAGGGCATATTTTAAAGAAAATGCAAAGATGGTGTAATAATAAGTTTATATTTTGGAGTTGTGATAATTTTGAAAATTATTTAGGAGGTCGTAAGAATGAATCCAAAAGCTAAATCATTTAAGGTTGGTAATAGAAAAAGCAAATACGATAAGTACAAAGATAAAATCATAGAGTTAGCAGGTCAAGGGTGGACAGTAATACAGATATTGGATCAGTTAGAAATTGAGTACGGAGAGTATGACGTAACGCAAGCAGGTCTATATAATTATATTAAAACAAGAAATTTAAAACACCTTACTCGGAAAAGGATAGGGGAGGAAGAAAAAGTTTGTGATGGTTGTGAATGGTGCGAAAAACTACAAATGTGCAATGGTAATGTTAATAGGTTTTGTATGTTGTCAAAAAGACAGATATTTTGCACAACAACAACAAGTCCGATGTGGTGTAATAAAAGTTGTTAAAAACAATAAAAACTTATTAAAAATGATTGCAATTAATTAAAAAGTATGTTAAAGTAAGTTATAGATTAAATTTAAGGAGGAGAAAAATGAAAAAAACATTTAAAACCATAGAAAATATCATATACACAATAATCATTATATTTTTTATATGGTTTATGGTTAGTTTTATTAATGTCGTTATGCACAACAATAACGACCAACAATATGCAAGCTGGAATATGTTTGTGATTATGGAGGAGAATTATGAAAGATATCAAGAAAGAGTTTAAGGTTGGGGACAGAGTGGTTGAATCATACTACGGAGAAGGAATCATAGTGGAATTAAACAATTACAGGGCGAGAGTTGTTTCTGACATTAAGCCATCAAAAGAAGAAAATGATACATTATGGAGAAATGATATAAGTAATGGCTTGTGGGTTTCATTATTCGATTTAATCCACGTTGCCAAACCAAGTGAACAAACTGACCTTATCCGACTTAACTCACGGTTTACGACCAATCAAGAGGCTATAATGGATAATCAGATAGCCAAGCACGGAATGGAATTACAGACAATTATTATTACGACGCAATTAGTTGACTTGTCCTTATCCGTGAATGCAACAATGAAGAATTACAACATCAAAAATCTATATGACCTAGCTGACAAGATGGCAGGTGCTTATATTGCGCTTGAGGAGTTAAAAAGGATGTGGCAAGTAGACGATGAAACCATCGATGAACTAATTGATAAAAAGATGGGCGAGATTAAAAAGAAAATGGAGGAGTAGATATGAAAAAACGAATTAAGGAACATGACGGATGCGATGGGTGTAGATATTTTTATAAAACAGAAAAGCAATTGCCATGTAAGAATTGTAATGCTAACTATCTTCAACCAAATGGATATGCAGACCTATGGGAAGAAGAACCAAAAGAATCCTTATCCGAAGAGACTAATCAGATTAGACCTAATCACTACAAGAATTGCTCAATCGAATGTATTGATGCGATGATATTAGCCTTTGGAACTGACTTGATTGCAGAATGGTGTATTGTAACCGCTTTTAAATACATATGGAGATATAAAGACAAGGGTGGTTTAATTGACTTAAATAAAGCCATATACTACATCGATAAGGCAGAAGAGTTGAATTGGGATTTTGGCAGAATTAACAGTTATAGAGACTTAGTAATCAGATTAAAGGAGGAATACAATGGAAAAGAAATCTAGAGTATATATCGCAGGGAAGATAAGCGGTACTGATGATTTTGCAGAAAGATTTGGAAAGGCAGAAAAAGAATTTATAAAAGTAGGCTGTGAAGTTTTAAATCCAGCTAGGCTTCCAAGCATTATGCCGATAAGCACAACACACGATGAATATTTAACTTTATGTTATTGCATGATTGAGATGTCCGATATAGTTTATTTTTTAAAAGATTGGAAAAAATCAGTCGGTGCGACAATGGAATATAAGTATTGTGTAAGGCACGGAAAAAGATGTGTGTTTGAGAAAGAAAACAGTGATATTGATCTGTTCGGATAGGACAAATAGATGTACAAATAATCAAAAATGTGTTATAATTAATAAGTAAAACAACTTAATAATCTATGTCTAATAGCGGTGCGACCGCTACCTCCTAGACATTCAGCACATACTTTATTGGTTTAGAGTATGTGCTATAAATTTATAAAAAGAAAGGAAGTGAGAAAAATAAAACTAATTAAAACAGTAGTAGACAAAAAGCCAAAGACTTGTGTAGGGTGTCCGTTGTCGATAGAATATAAGCGAGACTGCGGGAAAGAAAAGGCAATAAGAACTAATGGCGGAATGACTTATACAAAAGAGCCTGATGCAAGATGTAAATTAACGATAGTAAATAAGGAGGATTAGATGGAGAGATTGACGAAAAGAGTGAAGAAAAGTGTTTATGCGGTTAATTTTTTATATTTAATGCACTTGGATAACAATAAAAGAAGTGAGCGCACATTGACTGAAATTCTTGAAAAACTAGCGAATTACGAAGACCTAGAAGAAAAAGCAGGATGTGAACTATCAACAGTAGTTCACGAATTATCATCGGAGATTTTAAGATTAAAAGATAAAATAGTAGAACTTGAAAGCGATATAGAGAAATTAGCTGAGGAGTAGGTTATGAAGAGACAAAATGAATGGGATAAACTTCAAGAGGAAAACGAAGATCTAAAAAGCAATATTATAAAATTAAGAAATGAAAACGAATCACTCATGAGAAGATTTAAGCATTTGATAGAATCTAAATTTATTAGATCATTTGACATGGTTGATGGAAATGGTAGCTGGAGTAGACCAATTGATGAGGCTGATAGAATTGCCTACAGAAACGATACACCACTAAGTGACGGAGGAGTATTTGAATTACAAAAGAAATTAAAAGAAAGTAATTCAGGCGAAGATTTGCATATCATTAATAACCCCAAAGTTATAATAATCAGATTTGATAGAATCCAAACGATTGATTATAAAGAATCATTAACTGCTTTATTTAAGAATCAAGGGATTGTATGCATTATACTTGATAGATGCGAGATTGATTATATATGTTAAAGTCCTGCACCTATTGCCGAAAAATCCACGATAGCCAATTTATTTGTCCGGAAAAGGAAAAGGCACTTAAAGAACATCGTGGCAAGAAAGTATATAAAAGCAAGTACGAAACCTATTCCGAGACCAATGTTGATGGATTTAGAAGTACAAGAGCTTGGAAGTTAAAAAGAAATGAGATAAGGGATAGAGATAGAAACTTATGCCAGATATGTATCAGGGAATTATATCAGACAATAGATAAGTTAAACTTTACAGGATTGTCAGTACATCATTGTGAGCCATTGAATGAAGCATATGAGAAGAGATTGGATAACTCAAATCTTTTGTGCGTATGTTCATATCACCATATGCTTTGTGATAACGGTACAATACCACAAGAAGAAGTTAAAAAAATTATTATGGAGCAGGAGGAGAAAAGAGAATGAGGAGAATAAAGAGAATGAAGAAATGGGAGCCAATGCCAAAAGAGTTATTAGATGCACTTGAAAAGATTGATGAAACAAAAGATGAATATTTTAGCAATATGAGATTTAAACCAATTGATATAAAATTTTCAGTAGACAAGTCAATCGGAATATTTTCAGATACAAGATTAAGAGGTGGCAGTATTGAGGCAAAAATGGTTATAAGTGATGAACTAATAAAGCAATTAAAAGGAGGAGAAGCAATGATAAAATCAGTTAAGTTCGAGACACCACCACTGAATATGCAATTAAATTTAGAGGGATTAACACAAGAACAGTTAGACAGTATTAAAAAACAGATTGAGGTGTTCGAGAAAGAAAATGAGAAACCTAAAGATGTAATTGATTATGAGAATGGATGGACTATTAACCCATTAAAAGGAGCAACAAGTATATCTAATTATGTAGGTGAAATAACTGAATGTCTTTATGCACTAGGTCTATATCGAGACACAAAAGAAGAATGTGAAAAGTTAATCAAGAAGATGAAGATTGAACACCGATTAAGACAATGGAGCAAGATGTGTAAGGATGAGGTTGATTGGGATAATAGGTGGCAAGATAAGTATTTTATTTTTTATCGTGATAATTTAATTAAGATTGAGCATTATAATAATGCAAGATGCAACGATGTCTATTTCACAGACAATTCAATCCTACAAAAAGCAATTGCAGATATAGGCGAACAGAAGTTGATTGATGAGTATTTTGTTGAGGTGTAGAAAATAAGAGGGTTATGCCTAGCATGCGAAAGAGTAAATAGAATATATTAGTAACTTAGTATATATAGTATTAGTATTAGTATTATATATATTAGTTATTAGTATTATATTATATAGTTAAATAGATTATTATATATAGTTACAATATAGTTACATAGTTACTTAAATACATCTATAATCTTCCACGTGCGCAGGTCTAGTCTTATGTTTTGGTTTGGTGGTAACGAATGGTAAGTATTTACAATTGCCTTATCCGGAATTACATCAGCTTGAAAGTTTTAAAAGAAAATGTTAATATGAAAATAGGTTAGAGTTAAATGGTTGACATAATATACGTTGTTTATATCCCCCCTATGGGGTACATATCACGAAATTCTAACC